GCCACGCCCCGTGCCCGCGCAGCGTGGACGTCTCTGGTCACAGGATTATCCGCGCTCCGGGTTGCCCTGTCGAGGGCTGGGACATTTACCAGACCTTGGATTTCATGGAGAAAGAGTCCAAGAGGCACTTTGAGCATCAGAACACTCTTGTCCAGGCTCATACTAACCAGGACCACTCTTCCATGTCTGTGGAGGACCTGCGTAACGCGGCTCGTGCTTACCAGGGCCCCCCTCCTGCAGCCCTTGCCGTCCCGGCCCCCCCCAGCGATGTCTCCGACACTCTGTCAGAGGTTGGTGCTGAGGAGGAGAAGGACGATCTGCTTCAAGAGTCGGAGGAGAAGGTGACTCGGATCCAGGGTGAGGATGCCCTTCCCCCCTGTGCCTACCTGGGGTTCCCGTCTTTTGGGGAATTGAGGAGGTATGTGGGTCTTCCTGCCCCTGGTTTGCCCCGCCGCACTACTGTTGTTGCGGGTACACTTGCCGCTGCGGCTCTCGCGGCGGGTTACCATGGCAGGCGGGGGCCCGCCGTTGGTCTTGGTGTGGCCTCTTACTGCACTTTGGCTGTCGCGCGGCGTGTCCGGGCTGCTCGGGAGAACCTGGTGTCGGCTGCCAGGAAGGCCGGCGCTGGCATTGCCGCTGTCACTGCTTTCGTAGCGTGGCTTATATTTCGCAAGCCGAGAGCCCCCAATGCTGTTCCGCTCGGCATAGCGGAGTTCAACCAGCCTCGGGACGAGATCATTGGCCCTCGCGCCACTGTCATTCAGGCATCTTCCACTATCGAAGGTCTGCACAACACGTTGGGGCGTGCTCTGCAAGTCTGCGTGTTCAAGTCCGGTGCTGCGTCTTCTTTCGCGGTGGCGCTCCCGTTGATGACGGGGTTTGCTGTGTGTAACTATCATACGATCGCCCCTATCCTCGATGAGGCTCGGCGCACTGGTCAGTTCACGGCGACCCTCACGTCTGCCAATGACAAGCATTCCACGACCCACACCATGTCGATCGACGATCTGTGGTGTCCTGATCCCCAGTCGAAGGATTTGGCGTTCTTCCGGTACAAGGGTAGGAGTGAGGCTGACATCCGTGATTATTTCATGACGGAGGAGTGGGACCGCGCTATTGGCTCGGCCGGCTCCATTCCGGCATCGGAATCGCGCGTGACGGTTGCGCGGACCAACCTGCAGACGAAGGCGCAGGTCACCCCGGCGCCCGGAAATGTCCAAATTGTGTCGGTCCAGACGCATGGGCGCCCCCGCAAGCGCGTTGTGTCCTTCCCGGACGGGGAGCGCATCATGATTGCGCTGGACCACCTGGCCCCCGCTGTGAGCGGGGATTGCGGTTCCGCTCTCATTATGTCTGTCTCCAATGCCGGGTCCAACGGCACGTTTGCCGCTGGTATCCTTTCGGGTATCAGTCAGCTTGGCGATCAGTCAAAGTTGATTTTCGAGCCGGTCACCAGGGAGGTGATCGCTGCCGCCGTCAATGCGCTGTCGAGCATCCGCCCACTTGGGCACGAGATTTTCGGTACAGCCGACCACCTTGTGTTGTCAGAGCGCCTCCACTCTGGTCTTCCCCTTTCCGCTCCTGGTGTTAGGGCTCTTGGGTCGCTTGTCGTGCGCGACGGCCCCGAGAAGGGTAGGAATAACAAGTCGGTGTGTACGTTTGTGTCTCAGCTGTC